GTTTCCCAGTCACGATCCCCACGGCGATCGTGGTCAGAACCCAAGGACCACCGGGCCTGAACCATTTCAGGAATTCAACCGAACCCAAAAGTCCTTCAGTGAACTGCAATTATTAATTCCCTTTTCCATCATATTTATCGTTTGACGCGAAAGCTTCATTTCTTTAGCTAATTCACCTTGTGTCATATTATATCTATGACGACAAATGACGCAATATTCATTGTCATCACGAATTTCTGTTTTTGATATGATTGATTTATAGTTATTTGGACTTTGTATTTCTAACTTATCAAGTTCGATCAGAGATAATTTCTGACGTGTTGTACCTAGGAGTTTTGCCATATCAGTTTGATTCAAACCGAGCCGACGGCGTTTTAGTAACATGCTTTCGCCAATGGTAAGTTCAATCATAATCGGTTCCAGTTAAGATTTTCTTCAAGTCTTTTATAACATCTTTTCGCTTCCACCAATAAGCCCAAGCGAATTTTATCAGTTCATCACGTGTGGAATGTCCAAGAACCCTTGCACCTATGTTGCCTCTTAGCAACAGGTAATCACTTTCTACCTGAATTAAAATGTCAGCACGACCACCGGCATGACATCGACGTTGTAGCCAAGTTCGCTGTTCAGGTGTGAAATGTGGTATACGAAGTGGTGTCTCTTCTTTCTTAGGCCATTCGTGAATAAATTTTAATTCAAGCCAACCACCAATATAGTTTGTATCAGGTGTACCGGCTGCAAGACCGTTTTCAATCCGTACTGGATCAAGACCGGCTAAAGCCGTTTTTACAGTAGAATTCCAAAGATTTGATTCAGACATTATAAAAAGTGACTTTGACTCCGGCTTCTTCGTACATCTTCAGTGCGACATCATACGAAGAAAGCCATCTTTCTTCGTTAGGTTTTGGCGACACAACACGCACGATACCTGACTGAATGACCAGTTTTGCACATTCATTGCAGCTAAACAAGGGCCAATTATAAAGAGTAGCGCCACGACACTGATGACCACCGGTGATGATCGCATTTGCTTCTGCATGGACAACAAACTGATATTTGGTCTGTCTGTCATTATACCGTTCTTCCAGGTCCAGAACACCTTTTGGAAAGCCATTATAACCCATCCCTACAATATTGTTATACTGATCAACGACGATCGCGCCGACTTTTGTTGAAGGGTCTTTGGACTTTAATTCTGCCCAATTCCTGGCGATCTGCATATATTGCTTATCCCAACGTTCTTGTCGTGTCACTTCTTCATCCTTTCTGTAATGACTGCAACCTGCAGCCTGTTCAGGTGTTTTGCAACGAAATTTGTCATATAACGGACAGAATTCACATTTAGGTTCCATTATTATCTTCCCAGTCTAAGAAAACTTTTCCGCCTTGTGATGATTTTGGTTTTAATCTAAGTGACAGTGTTGGTTCATCGTCAATTGGTACTCGATGGATAGGAATTCCATTCCATGTTGTATATTCTGATAAGAAACAAGGAACATTTGCACAATTATCAATTTCAAGTTTAAATTGTCTGTACACAGCTTCATCAAGCCAAACAGAGATTATTTCATCACCAGATTTTTGTGCAAGGTGCGCTAAATAGGATAGCTTATCATGAATATCAGTTATCATGCTGCTTCACCCCATGAAGGACCGATTTCGACGTCTACTTTAGAAGGTACGCGAAGTTGAATACAGTTCATCATGATGTCAGCCAATGCTTCTGCTTCTTCGCGATTTTCAACTGTCAGATCGATTTCATCATGAACCTGTAATTGCAGTTTAAAGCCTGCACGATCTGCTTCAACCATTGCTTTCTTTGTTTGATCAGCAGACGAACCTTGTATCAACCTATTGAAAGCACGATAGGTCCACATATAGTTCAAACCGTCTTTGGTTTTAGGGAACCGACACCGGCGACCAAGTAAGGTCTTAATATACCCTTTTTCATTTGCACGTTCTTCTGTCATGTTCGACAGACCTTTAATGAAAGGCACACGTGCATGGAAGGTTTCAAACAGCTTTTCACCTTCAGAACCAGCGACCACCATCTTCTGACCCTTTCTTGGGCCACGTGTTAAGGTGATCACTTTTGTTGGAAGTCCAAGATCATTACAAAGCTTTTCTTGTCCCATACCGTAAGAAAGCCCAAGATAAATTGCTTTACACTGTGTTCTTGCAGTTTTGAAAGTGTCTTTGTCGATATTATCACGTGTATATCCAAACACCATTTCAGTCATCATATCATGATAGTCTGTATCTGGATCATTTCTATATCTGTTAGCTGCTTCTGTTCCACCTGCAAGACCGCAAATTTCAGCAAAATGAACAGCCATTCTAGGTTCTTGCTGTGAATAGTCATTTGCAGCCCAAAGACCGCCTTCGTCCGGCATATAAATTCGACGCCAGATAGCACCAATGTCTTCATCACGTGCCGGTTGCTGCTGCATATTCACATGTTCACAAGACAGTCTTCCGTAACGTGCCCCTTTGGTTCCTTTATCGTCATCGTCATCTTTTGCAAGCTGATTGAACGAACAGTGAATTCTTCCATTCACCAGATGTTTTTGAACCGGTTCGATTGACAGTGTGCGAAGCGTATTCCATTTTCGCAATCTTGCCAAAGCAGCAGTTACTTTACACTTCCCTTCATGCTTGGCGATGAAATGCTTATCTAAAGAAGTGTCAGCGTCAATATCATGACCGACAGCACGTAATGCAGGTGCAATAACTGCACGTGTCATAGCGTCGTAAGGACCGACAGTGACACCGCTTTCACGTGTGATTTCTTCAGAAGCCTGTTTCAATTCCTGTTTGCAACGGGTTTCAACTTCAGCAAGACGGTTTTCGTCGACACGAACACCACGACGGCGCATCTTCACCAATACTGGCAAAAGATCACTTTCAAGTTCAAATATTTCGCTTATATCCTGGCGTTCAATTTCAGCTTCCTGAAGCTTAAGAACACTAAGTGGAAGTGCGACGTCTTGTTCACCGTAAGCGCCGACGTGACGTGCTGGAAGTGCATGTATATAAGCGCCAACATTGCCACCTTTTGGCATTCCATAGGCTTCAGCAGCCGCTATCATGTGTGTTTTTTCCTTCTGTTCACCAACCCATGTTTTGGCAACAGAATCAAGACTGTAAAAGAACCTGTTATCATCGATGATTGGTTCAGCAATCAGAATATCCAGGTACTTCTTAATTGAAGGCATTTCAATTCCAGCATCCCATAACCAGTCAAGGTCATAGGCTAAATTTGCACCGACAAGTTCGCCTTCAAATTTTTTGAATTGATCTTTAAAGAATTGGATACATTGAACCGGATCAAGGTTGTCACCACCGGCATGACGAAATGGAATATAATGTTTTGGACCACCATCGATCGCATAGCCAATTCCAGCAAGATGGCCACCGGTCCTGACGCTAGGTCCTGTTTCCTTTAAATAAGGGTCATACGTTTCGACATCGACGCAAACACGCTTTGCACTGTGGAATTCGGCAATTTCAGAAAGTGGTGTAGGTCGCCAATCGGATTCAGGTTCGAACAGCGGTTTTTGGATCATGAGTCTTGTTCAATTCTTCTTGCAACTTTAAATCAAATGACATCCTATATTGAAACATGACTTGCTGCAACTCTGTATAGTCATCACCATTAACAAAATTGTTTGCAAGATATTCGACCGTTGAACATAGAAGTGCTGAAACAGACTGATCTTTCGGAAAGCCATAAAGCAATTGAAGAATATGTTCTTTCGTTTTACAGCATTCAGGAAGGTCTTCTGAAACCTTCTTGGGCTTTGGTATCATTCTTTTAAGATGGTCGATACCATCAAGAACAAGTGTTAGTTGTTCTGGTGTATCCCAAACTGTCAGCACATTGATTAGATGTGCTTCAAGTTCTGTTAGATTGCAAGCCGTTTGAAATTCATCTATCGTAATCTTGAAACCTTTTTTAAGACCAAGTCTTGTGTTAGGAATTCGACCATCAACACGAAGCATTTCAGCAATCTTATATACATAGTGCTTCGCTTTGTCTAAGTCTTCAGCACCCTTCTTATTTCTGTGACGTGCAATATATTTGATCGCATTACCTTCAAGAAAACGAATACCATTCTGTTCGATGAAATCCCAAACTTCAATTCCACCGGTCTTATAGTGATTGCCGCCAACTTGATCGTGACTGGGAAAC